TTAAGGGGTTTTACACCTACATTCCTTATTATGGATGAGGCCGCTTATATTGATAACGGTGCTGAGGTATTTGGTGCTGCATTAACAGCATTAGGTACTGGGGGTAGAGCAACACTTATTTCTACACCTAACGGTATGGATGCGTTATATTACAAAACATACGACCAAGCAAGAAACAAAAAGAACAACTTCAACATCATTGAGATGAAATGGTATGAAGATTTACGTTACAACAAAGATTTAAGATGGGTTAAAGGTGATGATATAGCAGTAGAATACGAATTTACTTTTGATTCATATAATAAAAAAATAGCTGATGGTTGGAAACCTACATCTACATGGTATGAACAGATGTGTATGGGTATGAACAACGATGCTAAAATGATTGCACAAGAGCTTGATGTATCTTTTATTGGTTCTGGGGGTAACGTAATTAGTGAAGAATATATTGAGCAACACGAAAAAGATAATGTTAGAGAACCTAAATATACTTCTGGTTTAGAACAAGAAATATGGATATGGGAAGAACCACAAGAAGGTCACCAATATATAATGGGTGTGGACGTTTCCAGAGGTGATGGAGAAGATTCATCAACTATTGTTATCATTGATTTTACAACAATGGAACAAGTAATGGAATATCAAGGTAAAATACAACCAGATTTATTGGCACAAATTGTTGAAGAATACGGTGATTTATACAAAGCATATACTGTTGTCGATGTTACTGGTGGTATGGGTGTATCAACTGTGTTAAAACTATTAGAATTTGAATATAAACATCTACATTATGATGATTCAAATGGTAAAATACTTTCTGCTAGACAAAGAGAATTAACTTCGTACAATAGACAAAACAAAATCCCAGGTTTCCACGCAACAAATGTTCGTCTACCAATGATTTCAAATTTAGAATATAAGATTAGAACAAACGCAGTTAAAATTCGTTCAACTAGAATTATCTCAGAGATGAAAACATTCATTTACAAGAATGGTAGACCAGACCATATGGAAGGTTACCATGATGATTTACTTATGTCATTGGCTATGTGTTTATGGGTGATGGAACATTCATTTAAAAACTTAGAAAGATTAGAAAAACAAACAAAGGCAATCTTATCTAGTTGGGCTACATCGACAACGACAGCACCTACTAAAACTGTTATTAACCCAATAACAAAACAAAAAGAAACTAAAATAAATCCAGACCACAAAGCATATAAAAATGTTCAAGACCCTAGAGGTGAATATGCTTGGTTATTTGGAAAAACAAGATAATTATAAAATAAAATGGAAATTAATAAAAAAGTATTTGTACAAAGTAAAGGTGCTGGTTTATACCTTTGGTCACCAGAAGGACCTAATTATTCAGCAAAAGTTGATAGTATTAACGCAAAAAATACTAGACCAACTTATTGTAACGCTACAGCTGGTTCACAAGGTGAAGATTGGGTGACTACATATGTTTATAATACTGGTATTATTAATTACCAACCAGCTAGATTTGCTTATGTAGAGTGTGATTATGTAGAATAACACTTTAATTTATTAATTTAATTATTATATTTCAATAAAAACAAAAAATGGCTAAACAAAATTTAACTATATTTCAAAGACTAGGACAAGTAATTAGTCCAGATGGTGTTAAACCTAAACAACAACCAACAACCCAAAGATACAATATTGGTAGTGGTGAGCTTTTAAAAACTGACAATAAAGCAGATTATGAAACAGCGAAATTACAAGCACAACAAAATAAGTATTTAGGGCAAGTTTGGAAAAAGGTTGAAAATGGATTGTTTCAACAATCTATCAACTATGAAACAACACGTATTGGTTCTTATTCAGATTTTGAAGCGATGGAATTTTATCCAACTATTGCAGCTGCATTAGATGTAATGATGGAAGAATCAACAACACTTAATAATCAAGGTAAGATGCTTAATATTTACTCTGATAGTAAACGTGTTAAAACAATATTAGAAGATTTATTTTTCAATAGACTAGATTTTCACACTTCAGCTCCAATGTGGACTAGAAATACGTGTAAATACGGTGATAACTTTGTTTTCTTAAACATAGATGGTGCGAATGGTATTATTGGTGCTAAACAAATGCCTAACTACGAAATGGAACGTAGAGAAAGTGGGTTATTTGATATGATTAGCGGTAGAGAAAATACAACACAAGAAGTTTCAGCTGGTGATAAAGTTAAATTCTTCTGGAGAGGTCGTGATATTGAGTTTAATTCATGGCAAATTGCTCACTTTAGATTATTAGGTGATGATAGACGTTTACCTTACGGTACATCAGTTTTAGAGAAAGCTAGACGTATTTGGAAACAGTTATTGTTATCAGAAGATAGTATGCTTGTTTATCGTGTAACTAGAGCACCAGAAAGACGTGTATATAAAATTTTTGTTGGTAATATTGATGAACAAGATGTACCACAATATGTTGATGATATTGCTAATAGGTTTAAAAGAAAACCAGTTATTGACCCACAGACTGGTCAGATTGATTTAAGATACAACCAATTAGCTAATGACCAAGATTATTTTATTCCAGTTAGGGATGAGAACGCAGCAACACCAATCGATACATTACAAGGTGCATCTAACTTGGACCAAATTGCTGATATTCAATATTTACAAAGAAAATTATTTACAGCATTAAGAGTACCTAAAACTTTCTTAGGTTTTGAAGAAGCTACTGGTGATGGTAAGAACTTGGCTATGCAAGATATTCGTTTCTCAAGAACTATTAACAGAATCCAACAAGCAATGATTGTTGAGTTGAATAAGATAGCAATTATCCATTTATATATGCTAGGATTTGAGGATGAGATTTCTAATTTTAACTTATCATTAAATAATCCATCTACTCAAGCTAAGATGTTAGAGATTGAACAATTACAAGCTAAAATGACATTGTACAAAGATGCAGTATCAGAAGCTGGTAACGGATTCATGGGTATGTCAATGACTAGGGCTAGAAGAGATATTTTAGGTTGGTCTGATGAAGAAATTAAAAAGGATTTCTTAGAACAAAGATTAGAGAAAGCAGCGGCTGCTGAAATAGAGAATACATCAGCTGTTATTAAACATACTGGTATGTTTGACGAAGTTGATGGTATCTACGGTGACATTAATGCTGCGATTGCTGGAGCTGGTACTGGTGAAGGCGGTGGTGACACTGGTGGCGGTGGCTTCGGTGGCGGTGGTGGTGGTTCCATCGGTGGTGGTTTAGGTGCTGATTTAGGTGCACCTGAAGCTGGTGGTGAAACTCCTGAGGCTGGTGCTGAAACTCCTGAGGCTGGTACTGAAGCAACTCCTGAGGCTGGTGCTGAAACACCTGAAGCCGCACCAGAAGAAACATTGGCTGAAGAAATTAAAAAAGCTAACCAATTATTGACTGAAAATACTAAGCAATTAAATCAAAGAAAAGCTAATTACAATAAAATGTATGTAAATCGATTAATTGATAATATTGAACATAAAGAAACTATTATTAATGAACGTGTAGCAATATATGATAAGACACTTAAAATAAATGAAGAAATAAACGGAATGATTAAAGATATAGATAATATGTTAAAGGATTAATCCTTTAACATATTCTAATAATATTTATTATTAAATTAAAACCATGAGTAAAAACGTAAAAAATTTCGGTAAAATTAAGAATACTTACAATACAATCTTAGTTGAATCAATCACATCTAAAAAAGATGAGAATAAATCCTTATTTAAGAATTATATTAAAACAATTAAGAGTGATGAGATTCTTAAAGAACAATTCTTAATCTATAACAACATTGAGAATAAAATTGAGAAAGATAGATTTAAAGCTACTGAATATGTAAAAGAATCAATTGCTTTATTATCAAAGTACCCTAAACAATCTATTATTGAATCTAATACTAAATTAATAGCTGATATAGCTTTTGAATTTGATGCTGATTATGATAAAAAAGATTTACATGAAGCAATTGCTACATTAGTATTCACTGATAGAAAAGCAAGTACATTAGATACTATTTTAGAAGCTACTGATAAGATAGTTGATTACATTATGAATAACGAAGCTAAAGAAATCACTGAAGCGTTAGATATCCCTAATAGTATGTTATTATCATTAAGTGTTGAAAACTTTAATGATGAATATAAAAATTTATCTGAATCTGAAAAAGCTATTATATCTGTAATGATTGAATCAACACCAGAAGAAAAAGAGAAATTATTTAAAGAGACTAACACTGAATGTTTAT